CTTGAGTCGCAATTAGATTTCTGGAAAGGTATTATTCGTAAGATGGAAAAAAATAACTCTGATCGAATGAGTATTACTCTTGAAAATTACAAAGCACAAGTTAAAGACGAATTGTGGATTCACGGTCAAGATAACATTACAAAAAAATCACTAGACAGAATTGTATCCTTCAAGTGCTCTAAAGAGTTACTTAACGCAACTGAAACTTTGCAGGTTAATACTATGTTTGGTCCAATCACACTTAAATTTTCTCAGTGCCCGCTATTGAATTATCCTATAGGTATTGAAGGTGGACAAGAAGCTCAAACTATCTTTAATAAAGCATATAACGAAATCTCTAAAAAGTTTTCATTTGGGAATAGATTTTAATGGACAGCACTAACTTACTGTATCCACTTCTTATGTTAGTCTTAGGAGCGATTGGATATCGCTTCTATACTGACCGGAAAAGTACTCAAATCTCTGAAAGAGAAAAGATTCTTAAAGATGAGTATACCAGTAAAGAAAAGACTCTAGAGCATATTCATAAAGAATTGACTGGAGTTGAGTTGGAAGAAAAAAAGAAAACTGAGGCTGAAGTCTTAGATTTTTGGAATGGTAAAAAGAAATGAAATACTACGTGTTAAGCCTACTCATTCTATTTTTTAATTTCGCGGGCTGGTCATGTCCTAGCAACGTGACTAAGCTTAACAAAGGCGAAGCCGCTCCTTGTACTGGTTATCTATTTAATCCTGAAACTGAGCTTGAGGCAAGGATTGCCATTCAGTCATCTCAAAAGAAAGATCAGATTGTAAAGATCCAGGAAGAGATGCTCGGTATTCAAGATGAGCGAGTTAAGAATTTTCAGGATGAGAATGAAGCTTTGCAGAAGAAGCTTAAGGTTAGGGAAGATGAGCGGTATTTAAGCGGCGCCGCTGGATTTTTAATTGGAGCAATTCTTACAGGATTTATAGCATCAAATGTCGGTCGTTAAATACATCTTACTCCTATTATTACTATCATCCTGCATGTCTAAGTCACCTCGTGAATCTCACGATAACTTTCAGTCTGGTTGTATGTACGGTATGCTTTCATACACAAATGTAACAGGACATATTTATAAAATTCGTCAGTTAGAAAATGTAATGCGATACGAAGTTGATTTTGCCAAGGACTATTGTGAAAAAAGCTTTGAAAACCAATTTAGCGGGGATTGACGAGTTAAAAAAACTTGCCTCGCGCAAAATTAAAATTGGCCAAGACATTGGCATTGACGAAGCCCAGCGTTTCATGAACGCTCATAACCTAACTAAAGGGTCAACTTCTATTATATTTACTTATGTTTATTATAAGTATGTTGAATGGCGAAAAAGCGACGGAAAACATTACATTTCACGAAGGCACTTCGGTAAACAAATCAGGCGCTACCTTAACCCTGGAAAAACTCGAATAGGATCTACTAACTACGTAACTTATAAACTTGAGGGCATGGATCGCCCACAGGATTTAACATTAGCATGGAAGCAGTTGTGGTATGAGCAGCAAAAAACCCCTAGTAAAAAGAAAAAAACACGCAGACCTTGATCCACTCTACATGCCTAGAGTTAGACGAGAGTTTGTTGATCACGATTACGTTTCACAACTAAGCCCGTCTGAAAAAGACTGGTTATCTAAGTTTGACTCTGAATACTATGGTGCTAGTATAAAGAAAACTAAAAAAGGTACAATTCGAAAAGAGCACTTACATAGCGTTAATGACGGTTATGCTAAACAACTGTATGATGCTAACAATAAAAGAAATAACGATTTATTTGGAGTAACCAGGATTAATGGTCTTTTAGAAAATATCGAAGGACAACACGACGGTATAGGTATCGCTGACTATACTAAGTCAGAAGATGCCATGGTGGCATTAATTAATCAGAAACAAGAACTTAAAACAGCTTATCTAGCATTAGTTTGTTTTATTGCTCAAGTTTTAATACTTCGATCTAAAAGAAAAAAAACAAAAAGATGATTATATACGAAATTTATAATATTGTAAATCATAAAAGATACATAGGTCAAACTGCCATAGATTTTAGACAAAGAATATGGGCACACAGTGGTTCACTAAGAAAAAATAAACATTATAATAATCACTTACAAGCTGCGTGGAATAAATATGGTGAGAAAAGTTTTCAATTTAATATACTTTCTAAAACCTGTATCGGTTTATTAGATTATATGGAACAATATTATATAAAAAAATACAAAACTATGGATATTAAATTCGGATATAATAAAACAACCGGAGGACATTTTAATAAAAGTCATAGTGCTGAAGTTAGATTAAAAATATCTAAAGCTAGAATAGGTAAAAAATCAAAGTACCCTGCGTGGAATAAAGGTAAAAAATATAAATGTAGAAAACTAAGCGAACAATCTAAGCTAAATATAAGTAAAGCTCATTATATGAATATAAAAGTAATGTGTGTAGAAACTGGTGAAATTTTTAGATCTATTACTGTAGCTGCTAGACATTTTAAATTAACATCTTGGTACATAAAAGAATCTTTGCGAGGAAAGAATGCTAAAAGATCGTTAACTTTTAAATATATCTAATAATCCGAGCTGTTGTAGCCCAAGTAATACTGCTCCGAGAACGCCGAGAATCCAAAAAGCGCCTTGGACCATCGAAACGTGGGAAATCAAAGGCTTAATCTCTTGATTCATTTTTTCCATATCTAATTCGAGTTTTTCTTCTAGAGTTTCACTACGTTTGATATGAATTTCTAACTGCGTATTGTACACTGCCAGATGAGTTTTAATTTCAGTTAAGTCTTCTTGGATAGCGTCTAACTTGTCATCAAGGTTCTTGTTCATCTTGGCTCATCTCCGGTTGAAAATCGAGTTCTTCTAAATCACTTCTTACATTAGGCTGCTGCAATGCAGCAAAAATTAAAGCTTGTCTTTTCTTAATGTCCGGACTGTTTGCTATAGCCTGAAACATTTTAGCAGTTTGAGATTTACCTTTTGATACTAATTTAGGAATTAGACTATTCACGGCTTTATCGTCTCGAACAATAGACTTAGCGAAATCATCAAATCCTCGTGTAGCTTTACCAGCTAACACTGAAGCTTGTCTAGTTAAAGCACCGGCACCACCAGTAATGGCAGAAACTAATCCTGTAGGAGAAGCTGTTCCTGATTGAATACCTTCATTCTTTAATTTTTTACTTAGTTCTAGGTTACGGAGTTCATCACTTAATTGTATAGATTTCTTCATGTTAGAAAAACCTGGAACTTGAGTACCTCGCATACCAGGAGTCTTCTCAATACCTTCAAAGAATTTTTGACTTTGACCATAGTTAGCAGTTCCAGCAGGAGCCTCTAATCTAGTTAATGATTGTTCAGCAAGTTTTTCCATTTCAGCCGGAGATAATCTAGCCAAATCTGGAGCAGCTTCTCCCGTTAATAATTTAAGCATTTCGTTTTCATCACGAATAGATCGTCTAACTGTAGATAGTTCAGGACTTTGTTCGTATACTTTGTTTTTAATCAAGCTTTGATATTCTTTTAAAAGACCTTCTAATCTGGTATCTTTATTCAAAGCAGCTTTATCAATATTTTCAGTAAGCTGTTTTTCTAGCATTTTGTAATCTTCGCCAGAAACTTTAGAACCTTTCTTAAATACTCGCTCAATTTGTTTTTCGGTATTTTTAATTACAGGTTCAGCCGTTGCCACAGCTTCTTTTTTTAATTGATCCAATTGATTTAATAAGTTAACAGTCTCATCTTTAACATCAACATCTCGGATATTAGATAAAAGTTGATCTCTTTTTTGTATTTTATTAAAATTACTTCGATCTACTTCAGAAACTATATCTTTAGTTGTGGAAAGTGCCTTACCTCTAAGATCTGCAGTATCAGAAAAATCGACTCCTTGACGTGTTTTTTTAAATAAATCAACAATATCAGAACCAAGTTCACTTTTCTTAAAAGCTTTCTTAGCTCCTTTTAATGCCGCTCCACCAAGAGGTATTGCTGCACCAATTGCACCACCTATTAAAGTATCTTTTACTACATTAGATGTTTCAGGAAGTTCTTCTGAGGTTCCTAAAGAAGTAGCTCCTCCAGTTAATCCTCCAGCTAATGCACCTTTTGCAACTTTAGTACTAAGTTTAGCTCCAGTGCTAGCAGCACCTAAAGGAATAATAGCACTACCAACTAACTCGCCAGTTCCAAATAATTTAGGGTTAGCTTTTTCCGCTTCTCTTAAAATTTGTCGTTCTTCATTTCGAGCTTGAGTATATAATGAATCGGTTGGTCCAATGTCTCCAGTAAATCCTTGATCAAGTAAAGCTTTATTAGACTCTGTAACACTAGGAAGCCCAACAAACGGAGCAAGCTTATCAAGAGCCGCTTGAATTCCTCCAGATAATTCATCTGAAAATCCTAAAGTAGCACCTTGTTGAATACCTCTACCCAAACTTTCTAGCTTGGAAGGTTCCTGATTTGTTTCTTCTTCGAATCCTAAATCTTTATAATCTTCCATTATTATTCACCAAGCTCTTTAAAGCCACGTTTTTTAGCAGCTTCTAGTTTAGATCTAGGGATAGATCCAGTTTTACCTTCAGGACTAATTACTCTCACTTTATCTTCACCAGAACCTCCCTTATTAGGAGTTGTTGTGGTATATAACATTTTAGATAAATCATTAGATTTAATATTTAAATTAGGATCAATATAATCTTTAAGATTAGCAGCTTTTTGATTAGCTATATTCTGAACTTGATCTTGTTGTTGTTTTCGATAACTATCCAAAGCTTGAGCTAATTGAACAACTTGTTCTTTACTAAAAGTACCAGTACTTAAAGCTGAAGCATAATCTTCGGCTGAATTAAATATACCTTGTCGTACAACATATCTCTCAACGTCCTTATCAGTTAATACGCCTTTTTCAAAAAGTCTTGTAATTGCTGCTGCGGCAATAGGTTTTCCTGCTGGATTTTTTTCAGCAAGATCTAACATTTGTTTAGTACCATCTAATCCGGCAATAACTTTACGAGCTTCTTCAGTTTCTTTATTAAAATCTTGTTTTGAAGCTTGGATTAATTTCTTAGTTGCTGGATTTAATTTCTTATTGATATCAAAAGCTGTTAATGGCTTATCTTGAGAAGTTTTTTCAGAGTCAACAGGAACAGAAGATTTACTTACATTCTTAGGACCTACAGATAAGTTAGCAGGATTTAAACCTATAAGTTCACCAGTATTTGGATCAGTTCTAAATTGATTTGCAAATCCAGCAGTCCCTAAATCTCTAACTTCTTCACCAGTTCTAGTATCAAAAGCTTTTAATCTAATATTACCACTTTCATCTTGTACTCGTTCAAAACGAACTTGAGGTTGCATTTGTTTAGATGTAAAGTCAAAACCTAATCTTTTAAGTTGACTAGCTGACATATTTTCAAATTGATTGATATCAAAACTAGGATTTATCTTCTTCATCATTTCTTTAGCACGTTCTCTAGCAAATTTAGAAACATCAGATTTAGGGTCTTGTTCACTAATCTCACCATAAGCTCGCATACTAGTACTAAAATTCTCAAGTGGCATATCCGCTTGTTTACTTAAAGCTTGGAGTGCGCCTTCATCAGGACGAACGTCAGCATTGCCCATACGAGAAATACCCTGATTAGCCATCATACCCGCACGTAACAGGATATTATTTAATCCTGCGCTATCACGATTTTTTAAAATTTCCTGCAGTTTATCATATGAGAAATCAATACCATCTCGCGGATTATTAATGTTTTGTTCTATAGTTTTAACATCAGGAATTATTTGATTAGGTTGTTCACTTGCTGGCTGTCTAATCTCATCTTTAACGGCCATAACTGGAGCTTGATCTCTAATATTAGGAGAATCTGAAGGATTAGATAACGCTTGATATTGCTTTAAAACGGTATTCATTTCTTCAAGTTTGTTAGATCGAACTATAGGTTTACCATAAAAATCAATTTGTGAAGGATATGGACCAATGGAAGCATTAGGGTCTTCCATCAAAATAGGATCTTGTTCAGTTCCCATTAACTTATCTCTATCGTAAGCATTTAGTAATGGGTTAAATGGTTGTTTCCTATTCATATTACTTCCTATTCAAATAATCTTTACTATATTGCGTAGTTCCACCAGCAGCATCAACACTTCCAGCAACTGTAGGCTTCATTTGACCAAAAGCACTTAATCCTGTACCAACAGCGTTACCAATTTGACCATATCCAGCTTGAGTGTTGGAGGCTTGTTGACCGTACATATTAGCTAAATTACTCTGTCCACCAGCAATACCACCAGCCCGACTTAATTCATTCTGGAATTGTTGTTGATTAAGACCTTTGTTAAATTGTTGCTGTTGATTTCTCAACCCAACATTCTGTTCGGAAATTCTTTGTCTATTACCAAGATTTTGTTGTTGTGCTAAGTTTTGATTAGCGACATTTCTTTGTCCAATATCTTGTTTATTCATAACATTATATTTAGCCATGGCATCACGAGCTGCAGCTAAATTAGATTGCTCACCATAGTCCTGACTTCTTAAATTTCCACTCATCTGAGACATAGCTTCAAGTGCTCCAAGTCTAGCCTGTTCTTGACGGCCAGCCATATCTAAATCCTGTAACGCTTGTCTATCAGCTGCTTCTTGTGAACTCATCGCTCTTAATGCAATCTCTGCACCAGAACCACCCTGACCACGCTGAGCTAAATTTTGCAGGATTCCTTGTTGTCTTGATTGTTCGGCTTGATTAGAATTTCGGCGGGCTAACTCAAAAGCAGCAAGATCAGCTTGGCTCAGGCCAGTTTGTGATTTATCAGCAATTGCTTGAAGTGCGGTCATTTGATTTTGTCTAAGTCTAGGATCAACTTGTACTTGTTCTAAAGCACTAGGACCTAGGTCTAAAGATTGTTCAAGGAGTGGATTATATTGTCCTGTCAGTAGATACTCTTCAAGAGCCAGTCTTTCTAACTCAGGAAGTTTTATGTTAGAGTATGCTGCCGCTGCTCTTTTTGCCGCATCTTCAGCTTGTTTCGCTGCTCCAGCGGCTTGATTTTGGCCTACTAATCCACCTATAACAGGAGCAGCTACTGAAGCTAACGCCATCATTGTCATCGGGTCCATATTATTAACCTCGTCCCATTCTAGCTAAAATTTGCTCTGAAGTCATAGGACCAGATTTTCCTGCTTGAGTGGTATTTAATTCACCTTGTCCAGGATTACGTCCATAAACTTGCGAAGCAATTCTTTTTTGTGTTTCAGCAGCTTGCTGATTTTGTAAATTTGATAAATAATCTTTATACGTTTGATCTTGACTCAGTGCTTGACCTAAAGACGCAGCATCTTGATCAGTGATTTGTCTAGCTTGAGATGCAGCTAATTGATCTTGGAGTAACCCGCCCATATCGAAACGACTTCTACCACCACTAGCAGCGCGAGAATCAGCAGCACTTACTCTATCTCTATATTGCTGTGTCTCAAGGAATCTATTTTTTAAATCCTGATTAATTTGGTTACTTAAAGTATCCGCTGAAGCAGCTTGTTCCCGAGATTGAATTTCTCCGAACTCTTTATCGCTAGTTAAATATCTTTGTTGATCGATTAAAGCTTGTCTTGCTGCTTGTTGTGCTGCAGTTCCGCCAGTACGACTCATTTCAGCAATTTGTTCACGAGTTAAAGGACCGCCAGTAGCAGCAGCCTGTTCAATAGATTGACGTTCGAACATAGGATTATAAAATCCTTGTTTAGTCCCTTCACCCTGAACATTAGTTCTATAACCAAATTCACGAGCTTGGTCTTCTAATGCTGAAGAACCTTGTTGCACTCCGCCTTCAGTTAAGTAATTACTAAATCCTTGGTTAGCTAAATAGTTTTGCAAAGCTTGTCCTGTAGCTGCTCCTTCAAATCCTTGTCTGGTTTGATCTCCATAAATACCGCCGCCGATTGTACGACCAATAACATATTGTTGACCTTTAGCAGTATCATTACCACCACCAGAACCAAAAAGAGAACTTGATAATTGCCCCAGTAAATTAACTGGAGTTGATAGAAAATTTCCTAAAGCTCCGCCGCCGTCTATCTGTCTAATTGCACTTGTAGCATTATTTAAAGTATCGGTAATATTTCTTGTATCACCTAATCCAGTTAATGCAGATAATACTGGAGCCCTAGTAGCTAGAAGCGCAGATCCATATTGTTGAAGTGCATTTAAATTTCCGCCGGAGCCATCGTTAAATTGTACTTGAGCACGTCTATAATAATCAGGATTCTTTAAGTAGTCAGCAAGTGAAACGTAACCTGCACCTTTTACACCCTCAACATATCCTGTACCGCCTTCAATAAGACGATTACCAGCTTGCTTCATGAAATCTTCTTGAGCTTTAGCAATACGACCTTGCAAAGAAGCAGCGTCTTCTTTTTGAGAAAATCCTGCGCGGTTAATATCAGAAGCTCTTTGTAGTTCATACTCAGGTTGGCTAATACCACGAAGACGAGCAAGTGCATCGTATTCAGTAACATTCTGCTGTGTTGCCACGTCTCTAAAATCTTGAGCACGACGACCTTCAATATTAGCAACTTGACCTAAGTTTAAATCTTTGTCATTAAACACATTAAATGTTTGTTGACCGCGCTGCAGTCCAAATTGTTCAAATAAAGGTTTATTGAATTGATATTCTTTTTTAGTGATACCATACTTGTTTTTAAATTCATCATCAGTGACGGCTTTATTGTAGAAATCAATAAAAGTAGAACCTGACTTAATACCAGCTTCTAAATCTTTATTAAACCCTTCAACCTGACCACTGAGATCAGTTTTAAATCTATTAATATTCGTTTGTGTAGTTCCAGTGATATCTGCAGCTAATTTAGATTCATCAGCAATTACTTGCTCAATTGACTTACCTTGAGCTGCAGCACGAGCTTGTAAATTTCTTACATTGCTCTGTTCATTTTGAATTTGATTTTGTAAGTTCTGGATATTTTGACCATTAGACTGCAGGAGTAAGTTATCTAATCTACTTTGACCTTGAGAATAACCAGCTCGATTTTTTCCACCAAAAGCTTGATTCAACAAACCGATACGACCAATCTCTGATCCAACAGCTTCACCCTGAGCACCAACTTGAGTACCTAAATCAACATTAGCTTGACCGAAGGCTTGATTCTGAGCTTGAAGGGCTCTTTCATCTACGGCCTGACCAGTTCTAAACTGTCCAACTTGTTCAACATTTCCCGCTTGATTAGCGAAATCAACGGCACGTTGTGCAGTGAACTCAGGAGCTGATAGTTGCTGGTTAATATTTTGACCAGTTTGTAGAGTTTGTTGTCCGGTTTGAATCCCTTGTTGACCAGTAGTTTCAGCTTTTTGAGCTTGTTGCTGCAAAGGATTTAACGATTTTTGTATACCCTTTTGAACCGCAGCAGTGGTTCTTTCTCCAGCACCTTGATTGGCTTGTACATATTTTTGTAAGTTTGTGAATCGTCCTGACCCTTTTTGAGTCGGAGCTGGAGCGCCTGTAGGACTATCTGACCCAACTGAGGATTGTTGCTGCATTGGTTGTAAAGGTGATGGAGGAGGACCAGCAGGAGGATTTTGTCCACCTTGGGCATTCGGGGTAAGGTTATTCTGATTTTGACCCTGGTCGTCAGGAGTGTTTGCTAAGAATGCCATATAATTAACTTGTTAATTCCATTAGCCTATTAGTTCTAAGGTCAATACATATTGACTATTATTTTGCAGTCCAGTGACGGCCAAAACCTGGATTACATTTTGAGAAACCACCGTATAACTTAAAAAAGGTGCCCCTGTTGGAAACACCGTATTAGGACTCTTGCTATTAATTGCCCGAATAACATTAACCCCTCTAGGTGCCCCTGTTTGAAGAGAATGTCTAACTTGAGGTAAGTTACTAACTTGTCCTGTCGCACCAATATTCACGTTAACTGTAACTAGATCTCGGTTTAAATTTTCAAAATCTATAGACTTAGTTAAGGCGAAATAAAAAGCATCAGCTAGGTCATTAAATGGATCACTAATCTTAGCGATAATAGTTTGTTCGTCAGTAGTAAAATCTTCAGTCCTGATTTTTTTAGGTATCTCTATCCTGGCCATTATAGATATCCTCTAGTGCTTACAACTCTATAAGTTAAACTTATACCATATATTGAGAATTTTTCTCTGGCTATGGAATGCATAAACTTTACATTTAAAAATCTACAACGCTGCTTTTGTCTAGGAATCAACGTTCTGAAAGGAACTGGAGCACCTACTCCGCCCCAGTTTTGTTGTCCCCAATTAAATTGACCCCAATCGCCATTACCACGTCCCATAAATTCGATTTCTTCAAAAAATGGAGATAAGTCAGACGAGTAGGCAAGAACTGCATCAGAATAATTTGTATTCTCAAACATGATTGTGCCTTCTCTAAAGTGCTTTGTCATGGACGGATCACCAGCAAATTGTGGAGCATATTGTACAATCGTATCGAAAGATTTATATAAAATAAACGGACCTTCCATAAGAGGAAGTGCTTTATCAAATAGAGTTATTGTATTTTCAACTTTGTCAACTTCTATAATCCTGGATTCAAACTCGTTAGTTCCTGTTGAAGTTTTATAATTAGTAAAAAATATTCCAGGATCAGCGTTCAGTTTTGTCATGATAATATTGAAACAGGATTGCATGTCTCTAAAATCGTTGACTATAGTTTGTACTGTACCACCAGAACCATTTGTATTTATAACAGCGTTAATTGTAATGGTTGTGGCAGACTGAGCAACAACTTGATAAGTACCATTGATACTAGGAGTTGTTCCACTACCAGAAATTGTTACAAAACGATTTACTAATATTGCGTTAGATGAAAAGCTTAATACAACCTGACTAGAAGTATGTGTGGTGCCAGTAATTGTCTGCGTATAGTTAGCAACACTAGAGGCATAATTTGTAAAAGTAGCAGCAGGATCTGCGTCTAACTTAGTGGCAAGTCCAACAACTTTATTTCTAGGATTCTGTCCAGCAACAAATTCTAATGTTGAAAAATAATTAGGCAGGACTGGTGAGATTGCCGCTTTTATTGAATTATCATTATCCAGCTTATTCAACATTTGATTGTATTGAGTAGATGTTAGATACTGAGTTTGTACAACACCATCACCAACAGCGGATTCACCGAGTGCACCAATATTCAGTAAGCCGTCAGACACTCCATTAGCTAAGATGTTTAGTGTGTATTCCCTATCAGCAAAATCTGTTCTAGTTAGAGTTTTTCTTTCTTTTTCAATATAATTAATGTCCCCAGCTCCAAGGTACATCTTATCATCAGCAAAATTTACTATGCCGCAAGTTTTACTAGTGTTCCATCTTGTCCAAGAATTTGTAAATGTGTTATATCTATAACATTGAGTTGGTACTGTATCATTAGGGCTAGTAACTGTCCAAAGATGATACGATCTTTCTGATTCGTAAGGTACACCGAATGTCTGGGTAGTAAAAGCATAATTTTCGCGTGTAATTTCTTTAATTCTATTTTCAATTGGACGAGATATAACTTGTACGCCGCCGTCAGTAACGGTGACCACACCTTGAGAAGTCAGGACATATATCTGATTATTAAGTACGGCTCCACTATCAGAAGCAAGAATAACCGCACTAAAATCAAATCCGGCAACAAAAAATGGGGCAGCGTCACCACTTAGTCTATAAATCCCGTCTTCTTTAAAAACGAATAGAGATTCTCTAAGCGCGATGATTCTTCTAATTTCCTTATCTTTAGGTCCAATATCAACATAGTTAAGCAATGGAACTGCTTCTGGTTGTTGAAACTTAGAGTAATAGATACGATTAGGAATTGATTCGTTACTTGAAATTACGGAATTTACGTTAGTACCAGGAAGAGTTGGGTTAAATTCGCCGCCAGTTGCTGTACTATTAGCAAAAATATAAAATGATGGATCAGTTATGTCACGAGCTTCAAATAAAATTTTGCCCGGAATATCATTAAATCCTGATTGATAAAATGCATTAACTAGGTTACTTTGAACGTTTATAACTTTAACGATGGATAGAGCGGCTTGTTCAATCTGTTGCGATGTACTTGGTCCATTCTGATTAACTCCCGGAACTCTAGGAAGAAAGATGAAATTTGAGGCAGCATTTTCCCCAGTACCACTAGTTAAGTTAGTATAGGTTAAAGAAGCGCCAACTGTGTCAATTGAAGGTGTAGTTACAGGACCGTTGTTAGCCCATGCTATTGCAATTGTAGTACTAGCTCCGGTAGGATTAAAATCCCCGGTATTATCAATTTCTGTTTTAGCTATTTGAGCTATATTTGTAATATTTACAGTGGCAGAAATATCTAATTCAATATTAATTTTTCCCGCAACATTGGGCTCTAAATCATTTACAGGATTATTGTTAAACCAGAATAGATATGATCGCTCATTATTAGCTGAATCTAGTGTAAAATATTTAGCTGTGGCTGGTGAACCATTATGGTAATCAGTTTTATTACCACTAAATACTAAATTGCCGGTTTGATTAGTGCCTCGAAAAGTGTAAGTTTCAATTGTTGTTCCGTCAGTTATCTTTAAAGCTGAAGTCCCTGTGATAAAATCATCAACTGCCAATAAATCAATTTCTAGTCGTTGTACAGTTGAAGTGTTAGCATAAAATGCGAAGTTTTTATATGTGGCAATGTCTTTAGCAAAAGGCGGTTTTTCATTAGCTTGACCAATACCTTCTCCACCATTAGGATTTGTATAGAGTGGTGCTCCAGTGACAGCAATATCTTCAGGAGTAATATCACTTAATCCTGTAATTTCACCAGCAGTAATTTGCGCACTAGTTGGAAAATCTTCAAGTACAAGAAACATGTCATCACCTGGATCAATAGGATCAGGATTTTGTGATGCAACTCGGGTTCGATATACTTGATAAAAATCGCTAGTGGTTACACCATCAGGAATTGGGAAAGATAACGTTGCAGTGGCACTAGTTGTCCCAAGATTTTCAATTACAACTCTGTTTGATGGAACTCCCAGGATTAAGTTGTCATTATTATCTCGTTTACCCCAGAGAAGTCTATAAGCAACTTTACTTTGTCCTGGTAAAAAGCCAGGATTTGCGTAGTTAACTTGAGCTTGTAGATCTAATGCTTTAATTCCACCGGCTTGTTGAATACTAAGTCCAGAAAACTGAGAAGCGTTTGCTGCCGAGATTTTTTTAATACCTTCATTTGTGGCAATATATAAGTTACCATTTTGTTCGAAAGATTTAAGCCTAAGTCCTGTATCAGCTTCATTTATAGGGTTAGCTGATGTGAAATTGGTAAATATCCCGGAACCATTATCCCATTGAATGTTGGTTAGTACGTGGCGCAAAACTCTATTCTTATAATTAATTAATTGCTTAGATCGGTCATTAGAAGTACCAAATTCATTACCATAGACGAAATAGCCACGGCGCGGCTCTATTGTTTGATCACGATCAATGTTAACATTAAGAGCTTCTAATAAAGCGCCAGGACTAAGATTGAAGTAGTTAGTAAAATTATTGAGGCCCGAGCTACGTATTACTACCTGCTGAGATGACATGAGTGTTACCTATCTTCCTGATCTACCAGTTGTTCTACCTCGACGAAGAACACCTCGACGATTCACAATTTTTAATGGAGAAGCCTCAACTCTATCATTGATGATGGTTTGTGTTTTTTGTTCTAACTCAGCTAATTTCACATTAGCCGCTTGTAAACCTTCTTGATCTCCAAGAGATTCTAAGCAACGAGCAGCAACTCTATGAGCAAGAACAACATGCAAGTCACTAGGAACTTGAGGAATTGCAGCAGTTTCTGCAATACAAACGTGATCTCCAATTTTTAAAGTACTAGGAATATCTGTTGTTGCAAAAGTAATAACCTTAGTAGTACCGTTTAATCCAGTGGCAACTAAATCTTTTTTTAATGTTCTATGAGGGGAAATCACAGATACAAAGTCGAATTTTTGTTGTGTGGAAAAATCATTGGGTACATTAGATAAAGCAATCTCTCCAGTTAATAAATTAATATCACTAATTACTCCGACATCTTTTAATAAGACTAGTCTATTAGGTCTCATGTAGTATGAGAATCTAAAAAAACCTGGAGTTAATGGAGCAGAAGTTGGGGTCAGGATTACTTGATTGTTTTGTATATAGTAAGTATAACCTTTGTTTGAATAGTTATAACTTGTGTTGTAATCTGGAACAAAATCAATCGGTATACGAACCATCTCGTAAACATTACCTGAGTTATCAACGTAACTTAAATCTCTAAGTTTATTTCCTGTAGCTCTAGCTGGAATTTCGTATCTATTGATATTAGGATCAATTACTATGTCGTCAGATGTTAAGAAATAATCTTCATGCGCAACAAGTACCGAAGGTACAAGACCTGTATCCATTTCTTCATTAGCAAAAGCTAAAAAATCCTCGTCGGTGAAGGTAGAATTCGATTTGGGCAAACCAGCCCGTCTAACAGCAGATTTAATAATCTCATTGCTAGTCATATACGATTTAGGAATCATAACGAGACCATCCTTGAATTGAAAAATTAGAATAATACAATTTTCTAGCCTGTCTTTCGGATATATTTAAAAAATTAGTTAAATTATTAATACTGTTCATGGTTATAATTTTTGACTCTTTTTTAATTTTAAATATTTTTGAATTTGGTGCAGTTTTTCTTACGTATGATTTAGCTAAATCAAGATTAAAATCAGATTTATTATACATTAAATAGTTTTTATGTGCATATCCCCATTTAATAGAACATTTAACTGTTGCATAATTGATACTTAATTTTCTAGCAACTTCAGCTTTACTTTCAAATTCTAATATAGTTTGATTATCTATGCAGTAAACAATGACGGGTTGTCTTTTATAAATGTTAGCAATTTTTAATTTTTGTTTTAAATCTTCAGTTCTTTTTACTCCCTTACAAGTAGAAAAACCTCTGACTCCATCCCCACCTTCAGTACAATTGTAACCAAAATTTCTATTGTTACTATTATATTCAGAGATATAATGTCTTTCTTTTATATAAAGTTCTTTGCGACTATCAGCATTATCTATTACATCAATTTTAATATTTAACCAACCATATTTTCTTATAGCACAAGAAACTGGATATTTGTGACCGTGTCTAGCTGAATATCTATGACCACGCATTCTAGCGTCTAGTTTACCAATGGTAATTCCAATGTAAACTTTATTATTAGGGAAAGTCATACGATATACTAACATTGGTTACTTCTTCATCATTTTTTTAAGCATCATTTTTTTTTCTTCGTCAGACATCATCTCTTCTTCGTCGCTCTCCATGTCATCTTCTTCTTCCATCATATCATCGTCTTCTTCGCCCATAGGCATATCTTCAACGACATCTTTAGCCTTATCAAGACCTTCTTCAAGACCAGCTTTATCTTTAGCCATGACGGATACTTTTTTCATCTCACCCATCATCTTTCCAGTCTTATCTTTCATCTCGCCCATAGCCATTTGCATTAGTTCTTTAAGAACATCCATTTTGGCTTGCTTACTCATTTTTTTGTCTTCCACTTCATCTTCCCCTTTTTAAGTTAAAAAGCCAATTAAGGCTAATAAAAAATTAAATATAAATCCATACATTACCCATTTAGGTAATCTTTCGTGTACACGGACGATTTCACTTATAGGTTGTTTTTCGTTTTTTAGAGAATTAATATCCCGGCGAAATCTTTCGTTAACAAATTCCTGACCTTTTTGTCCCTGCTCTATAACTGCCATAACACCTTGAATTAAACTTCGAATATCTCGATCATCATAGTTTTCGTGTACGGTAATTTGCTTGACTGGTATTTCTAATTTTAAATTCTGCAACTGACATTCAATTTGATGTAACTTTTCAACTTGATCATTCTGTATATCACGAACTTCATTTAAAGATTCGTAAGTTGTAATTCTTAAGTCTTCCATTTTATCAGGAAGGTCATAAACTAATTCTTCCAGGATTACTAAACGATTATCTTGCAGAGGTAATTTATTTTGTTCAGGAAAATAGGGTAATTGCACGGTTTCAACTGTAAGCTCCTTTAAATCTGGAGGATTTACAACAACAATAGAATCTAAGTTTCCAGGACCAATAATTACCTTACCCATTTAATTCCCCACTATATATAAGTCATAAGTGCCGGATGTAATCGCCGCTGCGGTTATAACACGACATCTCACTGCATTCAAGTTTGCAATTTGTGTTCCACTTATAACTGTACCAGAAACTAACGAAGGTGTCAATGTTATAGTCGTATTTATCCAAATATTATCGCTAATATGTGGGGAAAATTGCAGAGTTAAGAGTTGTGGGCCAACTATGGTGGAAGTTGAATTGCTATGCATGTTTATAATGTTAATTCCACTCACATCAAATGCTGCAACAATTGTGCCAGTATTAGCATTAGTCAGTGAAGTCTTGGAAGCCACTTGACGCCGGTAGGCGGAGACGCTATCTCCATCAGTAGCATCTAGTTCTATGGAAAAAGAAGTTGCAGAACCAGGCACAGTTTTAAGTGACTGACTCGTTTCGTCATAAGCTCCTTTTAAAATTTGTCCTAAATCTAGTTTGCTACTCATATATAGTTATCCTTTAATTATTAAACTGAAGTTATAATCGCCCGAAATTTAATTGTGGAAGAAACAAAGCCAGCATAGCTATTGTTTTGATATTGAATTTGTCCGGCGTTAGTAATTGAGAACACATGTCCTGAATCATCACCATTAGATGTAACTGATATATCCCAATCAGCACCACGCTGCACTCCTCTTATAGTGAATACTTCAAATAAATCCGTAGTTGCATCAACTGCAACACTTACAAGTGACTCAAAACTTCTTACAACACCGTTTGCAAAAGCAAAACCTGTAACATTGGCAGCAGCAGCTTGATTATTCGCGGCAGAAAATGAAGTAAGACCAATATCACCCGCAGTTGAATTTGAAGAGATTGTAATTGAACCCGCACCATTAGTTACAGTGATTCCTGTACCTTGAGTGATCGCAGCTAAACTATATCCTGTACCGTTACCAATTAGAAGCTGTCCATTGCTCGCAGATGCTCCGCTCACGCCAGTGCCACCACGAGAAACATTTAAGAGAGCTTCAGAGGACATTACACCAGAACCGTCATTGATTACAACATGGTTAGCTGTTCCAGAAGCTAATTTAGTTCTAGCAATAGCAGCAGCTACTGCAATATCGGCGTTGACAATACTTGTTGCTAAGTTTAACTTAGAATACGCAATTGCTGCCGAATTTGAAATCTGTGCATTTGTAATACCAAGATCAGCAACTTTAACGCCAGTACCAGACTGAGAAAGAGTTGTGCCGTCAATTTGTAAAGAAAACTGATTACCAGCAAGAGTGATACCTGTTCCAGAAGCTGTATAAAGAACATTTGAAAATTGAGCAAAAGCGATTGCTGTAGACCCTAGAGTGCCTCCGGCGTCCGATGTACAAACAAATCCTCTATCTCCGTTAACAGTACCTTCAGAGACAAATACCGCAGCAGAAACAACTTCTGCCCAAGTATCCATATCTGTAGCACGAGTCCATGGTCCAGCAGAAACAATGTATATACCATTCTGAGAAGCAGTTGATTGATCCTTAACTAAAACTCGGTCTAACGCAACTAGAGATCTGCCATCAACAGTTTGAGTGCCTGATAATGTTAAATTGGCAGTTGAAGCGGCCCTTACATATTGTTTCCAGGATAATCCTTGAGCAACAGCATCAACATAGTTTTTAGTGGCAGCATCTTGGGCAGTAGTTGGATCAGCAAGACCTGTAATCTTGTTAGTACCACCCATTGCAATCGCGCCGGACATTGTTCCGCCAGATAAATTTAACTTAGCATTAAGCTGAGTTTGAACTGATGAAGTTGTACCAGAAAGAAATGCTAATTCCGAATCAGTTACAGTGCTCTGTACTAGTTGATTTGATGCGTTAATTACTAATGCGCGACTTGCTGTTACCGATGGTAACGTTAACGTACTATCAATCTGTGCTGTGCCTCTTACTCTAAAAACACCCATAAAATATACCTCTTTAAATTACTAACAATAATCCAGCAAATCTTAAATCAGGACTACTTGGTACTTGTATACTTACATCTCCTGATACATTTATAATAATACTTTGAACATTAACTAACTCATAATTTCCAGCGATTAATTCATAAATCTGCACATTAGGATTTGTTCCTCTTGTATGTACAGCTTGAGTTATGGTGATACTATAATTACCGTCAGATGGTGAACCCCATGATGTTGTAGCATTAAAGACACTCGTGTATCTTTCAGCAGGACCACCGCCTCCTCCGCCTCCACCTGATCCGGTAAAATCAAGCTCTCCAGTAAAAGGATTAAAAGTTAAACCCATTTTTATGCAATTCTTTCTGCGGAATTAACTTCTTCTTTAGAACTAGTTGCGTATGTAACTCGAATTGTCATAAGTAGATTTGATCCATCAAAATAACTATAATCATCAGTTGTAGAATTAACCACAGCTCTTTCAATCTTATGTCCAATTTTACCTTGCACAAATCCTGAAGTTGTCTTACTAGCAAGTTCTGGATTAAATTCTAATTTTTGTATTTGCTCATAATCAAGTTTACTTGGAGCTTTAGTTGTATTACTCATTTAGATTTAATTCTTTCTTTAAGTTTACTAAATCTTTTCTTACCCACATTACCTTTAGTCATCTCAGCAGCTTCTTTTTTAGAGAGACCAGGAGCTTTAATAGATCCTGATTCAACTGCTTTCATGAATTTAAATTGCTGTTTACTGCGAACTGGCATATTAGATTCCTATCTTTTGCACTGCTATATACTGCGTTCCAGAACCAACTCCAGTAGCTGCTATTGTTGAAGATGTTAAGCTTCTTACATCAATATAATCACCGGCATTTAATTCAACAATTGGAGCACCAATACAAACAATACCGTTACCACTAGTTCCAATATAAGCATCAACAGAACCATTTTTATATAAAGACCATTCAACAACAGAAGCCGAACCGGCATATAAACAAGTATTTATTCTATATAAACCTCGAACGGGTGCTGTAAAACGCCAAGAACCTCCGGTAGTAACTGCATTGTGAGTGTCAAATACTTTTGTTGCGCCATTTACAGGCGTAGAAGTAGAAGAGGTAGCTCCTACTAGTACAGTATATCTTGCAGCAACAGTTTCAGTCGATGTAATTGAAGCAGGGTTTGCAACTCTATCAACAGCTATTCTACACTGATAATTTCCGGCTGAGTAAATTACATCAGCACTTGTTGTTGATCTAAAAGTAATTAAATCTCCAGCAACAAATTGATTAGTTGCAGTTCCGCCTTGGACATATAGTGCTTGACCTGATGCGAGCATCTGCAATCGAGTCCCATTTTTAAAAATAGCAAGATAATTGTCTGTGTTACAAAACCATTCAGAAACTTTAAATGTATAAGTGCCACTTATTGGTATTCTATAAGTTCCTGTTGCTGGTGTATAAGCTGCGTGAGAATCAAAACTGACTGATGGAAAAAGAATATTTACGCCAGAAGTTTGGGCTAAATTAGCAGTATTCGAACCAAAAACAGCAGATACAATCCTTTGGTCATTAACATCACTCGATTGAACTTGTGCAGACCAGCCTTGGATTGGAATAAATAACTTAGCTCCAAAACCTAAAGTTGCAATACTTAATGCAAAACTAGAACTCTTCCAAATATCATAAGTTGAATAACTAATTTCAGCTACAAATCTGATCTGAGTCGAACTGTAGGCGTAACCAACAAATCCCCCTCTTGCTGTACCGTCACCTATAGTTCCATATCCTAGGAATGAAGGATGTCCTTGTGCTGGCGCTCCACCAGTTGAAACGCTTCCGAAAGAACCATTAAAAGATGGTTTAATATTAGTATCAATACTAAGTCCTGCTGGAAGAGATATTAAATATTCTCCAGATCCAGCACTACCTCCAGTAGTTTGATGATACTGCAAATCAACTTCAATTCCATTTCCAACTCTTCTCCATAGAAGAGCATCTCTTGATATAGTACCCTTTGTTGGAGCAGTTGTTGTTGCACCGATAGTAATTGGTCCAGCATTTTGCCAATCAGTAATTGGAGTTCCATAGCTAAGAGTAGTAGGGCTTACAACTACATTATCAATTTTAAGGCTATATGCATTCGCTGAAGTGGTAGAACAATGAAAGATCAATCTATAAGAATTTGAATCCGCACTTGATTGAAAGTTCGAAACAAACTTATCAGCAACAACAGTAGAACCACCAAAGATTTTGTAAGTAGTTGGCTGAATCAAACGAGCGTTAGTTACATCATATACCCATACAGTCACGTCTGAGTCAGTAGTTTGTCCACCAGCTACGAATGTTCCACTGTTTACAATTGAATCAAACTGAATTTGAAGCACTTTAGACTTAGATGAGTTATCAATTGTGAAATCGTATGAAGCTCCTTGTCCCTGACGATTAGCAGCGTCCTTAGCAAAAATAAAAGATGCAGCTCCTCTTAAAGGATTAGAAGTATTTCTAGTAAATGTTACGTTTGGCGAACCGCCAGCACCGTCTACAGGAGCAGCGCCTGCAGCGTCAGCATACGTAGCCCAACCCACAACACCAGTTAAAGCATCACCGTTTGTGATTGAATTAAAAGTATCAACGAAGTTATTGATTGTAGTAACAGTCGTAACGTCAGAAACTCTTTCTACAGATATTTGACCATTAAAAGTAGAAGAAGTAGCAGAAACATCAGGTCTAACATCAATAAAATCGCCCGAATTTAACGATACAGAATAGCTTCCAATTGAGGCAGCAGTGGAATTGAAAGAGGTTTGAACAAAACCATCAAGAACACTGTTTTTATAAACACTATTGTTAGTTGTAGTGCCGCCAGAATAAACATGAAAACCGACTTTATAAATTCCCGAAATAGGAGCTGTGAATCTCCAACCTGAGCCAGTTGTAACAGCAGAATTAGTGTCATAAATTCTAGTTGCTGCATTCCATGGAGTAGTAGTTGAAGCAGAAACTCCAGTTGCAATTGTATACTTTGCCGCAACAGTTGGTTGAGTGACAAGGTTTGCACCGATTGCAGGTGAAGTTGTCCAGCCAGCGATTGGAATATTAGCGAAAAACGAAGTAATAGTTCCGTTAGCAGAAGTTTGATTTCCGTTAAGTTTAGTTAATGCTGCTGCAGCGTTATAACCACCGAATGTTACATATCCAACGGAGGGTTCAATTAAAGTTTGGGCATAGGCAACAGAAGAAACGTTATATAAAACTAATCCACCACCTGCAGTTTGAATATTTGGTATTACTGATGTATCCGCACTAACGAGTCCTGAAGGTAATCCAAGTCTTGCTTCTACTGCTGTAACAGTACCTGCAGTAAATCTTCCTCTAATTTCGGCAGAATTTCCAACTCTTCTCCAAACAGCTTCAACTGCTGTAATAGTACCAAAACCTTGAGTTGTTGGAGTGTATCTTTGCCAATCTGTAATAATCGCATCAGTACTTAAAACTAAATTAGATCGTTCAACAGCAACATTATCAATCTCTAAAGCATAAGCCGCAGCAGACGTTGTAGCACAATGAAAGATAAGTCTATAAGAAGATCCAGATGTCGCGTTAAAATTACTGATAAATCTAAAAGAATTCGTTGTAGAGCTTGCGAGTAATCTATAACTAGAAGGTTGAATTAAAACGCCATTTGTAACGTCATAGATCCAAACAGTAATATCGCTGTCGGTAGTACTACCTCCAGCTGCAAATGTTCCAGAAGCTACAATATAATCAAAGCTAATCTGCATGAATTTAGATTTAGATGCTTCATCAATTGAAAACTGATAGCTTACACCTTGACCTTGACGATTAACCGCATCTTTAGTAATTAAAAAACTATTTTGACCAGATAGAGGAGTAACAGCAGTTGTAGTGATTGTGACAGCAGGAGATCCACCAGTTCCATCAACAGGAGTTGCTTGAGCCGCATCAGCATAAGCTGCCCATCCAGTGGTTCCAGATTCTGCATAACCATTCAGGATAAAGTTGTCTTCATCTTTAGTTGCTTGAATTCTCCACTGATGTTACAAAAGCTTCATTCCATCTAGAAGCACTAGCTCCAAGGTCTCTTGTATTATCACCACTTGGAAGTAAATCTTGATTGATTGCAGTTGGTGAAGTTAAGTTAGACAAATCTCGTAATGCTGCGTTTGATGCACCAGAAAAAGCTGTCCAGTTAATATTATCAGTGTTAAGAGTCAGGACGCCGTTTCCTGTAACAACAAAACCTTTACCGATATTAGCTGTACCTTGAGTTGTAAACGTATAGTTACCAGCAGAAACTTCAGCAACTGGAGTTCCGTCCATGTCAGCAGCGCGTGTATATTGAGCCACAGCAGTATATGTGTAAATACCATTTTGTTTAGCGTCAGTTTGATCTTTAACTAAGATGCGCATTCCAACAGTTAACGCAACTCCATCAAGAGTAGTTGGTGCAGAAGTAAATCGTCCATTACTAGGAGTGGTCGCATAAGTCGCACCGAGATCGGCAGTTGTTGCAACATTCACAGATTCTTTAGGGTCAAGACCTGCAGCAACGCTATCAACGTATTGTTTTGTGGCAGCACCAAGAGCAACAGAAGGATCGGCATTCAGGATAAGGTTTCCTGTCATAGTGTCGCCAGCTTTAGCTACTTTAGAATCAATTTGAGTTTGAATTGCAGAAGTTACACCATTAACAAAAGCTAGTTCCGAATTTGTAGTTACTGAATGAGTTGGTAATCCGTTAGCATCTGAAATTAATGCACGATTTGCAGTAATTGCAGCACTCTCAACAATTTGACCACCAGAAGATACGATATTGCGGTTATTATTTAAAGCTGTAGAAGAATTAGTTCCACCTTTAGCAACAGGAAGTACAGTGATTGTTGGTTCTTTAGCGTTTAACTGATCTTGAACATTTGAAGTGACTGAGTTAATATATTGGAATTCAGTACTTGAAACTGATCCATCGGCAATCTTAGTAGCGTCAATCGCAGCAGCGGCTTTGATATCAGCGTTTTCAATATTTGTAATTGTATTGCTATCAGCATCAATCGTTTTATTAGTAATAGCGGCAGTATTATTAGTTCCTAGTAGAGTCGTAGTTGCATCAGGTAGTGTGAGTGTTCGATTCACGGTTTGACTAGACTGGATTGTTGTTGTAGTACTAGCTGTACCATTAGGAACTATGGTGATTTGATCAGGGGTTATAGTACCCTCACGTTTTATGACCAAACCTTTTAAAATTTTAAAAAATCCAAAAGCCATTTTCTATCTTCTCCATTGGAAACTGTAATAATATTAAGGACTTAAACTTCGTGCAGCAAAATTAAGCACACCAGAATATCCGCCGCCGCCATTATCTATCTGATTACTTACATACTGTACTTGTCCTAGATCCGTAATTGTAAATACAACACCAGAGTTACCATTAGTTCTTTGTGACAAGAGCCATTTAGAACCAGGAGCTGCTGAGTTATCGTAATTTAAAAAAATGGTACCATCCTCAGTGTTTCCACTTGGATTATCAGTTGATATACGGTATATTGAATAAGTAACGTTTGTTGCGCGTACTAATGTTGGATCAAAGTTCATACCATTTACGTCTACCGGAACAGCGACGTTATCGTTAATTGTAGCAGTGGTAGAAAGTATATCGCCAGGAGCAACTAAGGTGTTTAGAGTGTCAACAATGGCAACAATAAGTCCTGTAGCGTCTTCAGACCAGTTTGGATCTTCCCCGTTCTCAGGATAATTATATGTAACTCCGTTGAGGGTTAAGGGTATAGCCATTAAGAAATTCTCCTTGATCAATAGAACTTGTTAAAATAACAAGTTTAAATATGATGGATGACCCAAAAGAAAAAGCCAAATTACTCAATCAAATTAAAGTACTTAAAATGAAACTACGTAAGGCTAACATCGAGAAAGATCAAGCCTTTGTCAGTGGATTTGAGGAAGGGTTTGACCACGGAATGCTACATCAACTATATGCTGAAGAACTTGAGAAGTTCAAGCATGATGGGGAGGGGCATTGATAACACTTGATATGTGGATTACATCCAGCGGTAGATATCCTGATAGAGCTAAGAGTCCTGAGTTAACCGACGAGGTTAAGAAAAACGCACAGGACTTAATAGATCGGGTTAATGCACTATTAACTGAAATTGGTTGGACCGAGAAGATTGATATAAGCTCGGGGTTTAGACCATCCGGTGTAAATGCCAAAATAGCTAATGCCGCAAAAAAATCGGCCCATATGAGTGGCCGCGCTTTAGATGTGTTTCAACCTAAAGATAATAATAAGCTAGGTAAGTTGATTAGAGAAAAGCAGAACAATGAAGGTGTTAAAGGAATTTTAGGTCGTCACGGACTTATGATGGAATCTTTAGAGGCCACAGTTGGAAAATTCTCGAATTGGACACATCTTGACACTGTAAAACGATCTGAACGACCAAGTATGGAGTTTAAACCTTAACATATGGCTAGATTTAAATTAATTAAAGAAAATATGGGATGTAATGATCCAAGACCATCACCTCGCCCCGGAAAAAAGAAAGTTGTTAAAGCTTGTGAAGGTGATCAACAAAAGATTGTGCATTACGGCGCTGATGGATATGGCCACAATTATTCAAAAGAAGCTAGAAAATCGTTCCGAGCCCGTCATAACTGCGATGAACCAGGAAGTAAGCTCGGTGCTAGGTATTGGGCTTGTAAAGACCTTTGGGCTGGACCTAAAGGTGAAAAACGAGCCCCAAAAAAAGGTGGACCTAGAAAATAATATGAGTTATAATATTGATATGATTAGAGAAGGTTGGATTTACGAAATTAGATGTATAATTAATAATAGAGTATACATAGGCTCAAGTTTAGATTATAAAAATCGAATATCAAATCATATTAATAAACTCAACAAAGGTAATCATAGAAACGAACATTTAAATAGGGCTTGGAAAAAATATGGTCAAAATAACTTTAGATTCTCTGTAATAGAGTATTTTCCGAAAATTACACATGAAAAACTTAGAGAAATAGAACAAACGTGGTTAGATTGTATTACTGATAAATTTAATATTTCCACAAGTTCGAGATGCCCTTATTTGGGCACAGATCATTTTAAAAAAATGCATAAAGCCTCTAAAGAAGCTAGTTCTATGGAATGGTTAATAACTAATCCTGACGGAATAGAAATTAAGATAAAAAGTCTAAGAAATTTTTGTAATGAAAATAATTTACAAGTAAGTTCTATGCATAAAGTTGCTCAAGGTAAACGAAGTCATCATAAAAAATGGAAATGTAGATATATAAATGATAATGAACCTAGATATGTTTCTAATAAAGGTATGTATTATTTAATAGAAAAAGACGGTAAACAATCTATTGTAAGAAATTTAAGCAATTTTATGCGTGTAAATAATTTAATTAAGAAAAATGTCTACAAAGTAATAGATACTGATAAATATTATCAAGGTTACAAAATTAAAAGTTTAGGAAATTAAAATGAGTCGTTTCACTAAAATCAAAAAAGAAATATCTGGTAAAACAGCGGACGGTTCTAAGCCGACTAATCCTAAACTATACGCTCAAGTAAAATCTGAAGCTAAGAAAAAGTTTGATAGGTGGCCTTCAGCTTATTCGTCCGCATGGTTAGTTAAAAATTATAAAGCTCGTGGCGGGAAATATTCATGAAGAGATTCGGTGGAATTAAACGTTGGATGGCCGAAAAATGGACAGCTCAGGATGGATCTGAGTGTGGAAATTATAAAGGACCTGGACAAGTTAAATGTCGGCCTAGTAAAAAAGTAAATGAAGACACTCCTGTAACTTGGAAAGAACTTAGTCCTTCCGAAAAGAAAAGGGCTATTGGCGATAAGAATAAAGTTGGATCTAAAACATCTAAAGTTAAATTTTCTCGGAAGTAACAGCTTCTCTTTTAGGATAAGGTAAAGATTCCCAACTTTTTTTAATTTTTTGTTTACCGTAATTTAGTAATAAAACATATTTATGTTTTAATAAAGATTCCACTTTTTTAACCGATTTTATTTGTGCTAGAGCGTATATCTTTAATTCTTTTGAAACTTCTTTATAATTTAAAAATCCAGTAGAGCTAACCCATTGAGGATTCCATTGTATACCTAGTTCTTTGGCATATTTTCGAAACATGGATGCATTTATAAAATGTCTTCGACTTACTTTTCTTCCATTACTAAGTATATAACTATATTTAGAACCAAATTTACGACCTAAGTAATCGAAATTACATGCCTGATAGATAGTACCTATTTCACCAGCTTCAGGATCACTGTAAGCAGTAAATATACGTTTATTAGTATTTTTAATCATCCATTTACATGCAAAAGATACTAATTTTGAATTTAAATTTTTAGGCGACCAAGCCGAAGCTGCCCCTCTTTGAATGTACGCTTCAAACTCCCCAAATTGATTTTCAGCAGGCTCAGATAACATAACAACTCCAGCCAATTCTCCTTTCCATCTAGCTGTAAATACCCATTTAACACCAAATCCTGCAGTTCCTAGCCACTCATATTTTTCAATAAATTGTCTATGCTCTGGACTAAATTTCTCATGTTCTAGTGTAAAATCTGTACATTTTAAATCTAAAGGATACTTTAATGTATCTTCTTCTAGATGTAAATCTCTTTTAAATTTTTGCCAGCATTTTAACATCTTATTATTTTTTGACTCATTTGTGCGAGCTTCTAAAGGTTGTAAATTCGTATAGTGACATAATTCATACATTTGTTTTTCATTTTGAGCGGAAGCTAGTGGTATGATATGATCTATATGCCAAAATTCTCCTTTATTTTCCCAAGTCATTCCGGGTTTAAATTGGGACTCTATATGTTTTACAAGGAACTCCTTACTACACCCTATATATTGAGCAAAAGTATTCTCCTTACTCCATTCTCTGTATTTTAACATTTCCGCAAATCTTTTGCGTATAGAAATGCTTAAATAAAATCTAGGATCTTCTTTTCTTTTCCGTTTTTGATATTCCCTCTGTTTAACTCTAATAACAGCTTTATTGTCTTGCTTATATTTTTTTACTAATGCTTTATTTTCTTTTTTGTAAATACTATTATATTCTTTGATTTTTAATCGATTGTTTTTTCGCCAATTACGATTATATTCATTAATAGTTTCTTTTTTTTCAGCTCTATGCAGGAGAATATTTTCTTTGTTTTTATCGTAGTAGGCCGAAGCTTTTTGTTTGCGTTCATCTCTATATTTTGCATACTGTTCTCTTTGTTCTTGTTTTTTACAAGAACTGCAATAAGTGTACCTAACTTCGGTTTTTTTATTTATAATCGGAAAATCTTCAATTTTACAGATATTTTTACATTTTGGGCAAGTTTTCTCTAAATAATTCATACCTAAACTCCTCATATTTTAAGTATAGAGTTTTTCAAAGAGAAAGTCAAGACGTTATTTAAAGAAATAAAAAACCCCAAGCATTGCACTTGGGGTCAACATTTAAGTTATTGATTTTATTCAGGTTAATTGACGATATTGATTACGATACAATTTTTACCTGGAGCATAACAAAACAAACTCTGATCGGAATAGGCTCTCAATTCAACCCCCGCATTATCATTTAGTTCTCTAAAGAACTCATCTCCGCTGCCTGGACGTTTGAAAGTGATATCAGTAGAACCAATTCGCATCATTTCGTCTGTAGAAACAAGGTAAGCATAACCTTCTTTTACGTAGTTAGATGGGATGATTTCAACTTCACCGTTTTGTGAGTAAAACTTAATCTGACGTGATCCGTTTTCAGAAACGTTCTTGTCATAAGAGTAGTCATACTTACGTAAAGCAGCTTCATCTGTCATCAAAGCAGCCCAAGTTTTAGGAGAAAGTAAAAGAACCAACTTACCATCCAAACCTTTAGCAACTGGCAAAGCGATTGCTTCTTGAATTTTTTCAAAAGACAATGCAGCAGCAGCAGCGTCATAAGAATTTGCTCTCCACAAAGAGTATTGGCTAGCATCGATGTCAAACAAAACACCAGAGTTAGTCAAGATTTTGTGTAATCCTGGCATTTCTTTTCCGTAAGAACCTTTTTCCCATAATACGTCAGAAGCAGCAACGCCAGCAGCAACAGCAGCATCAAGAGTTAATTGACGAGCAATTAAATCAACGCCATTGATTGAAGCAGTTTGTTGCAAAACTCCAGAAGGATTTCTGATTTCAAGAATCATGTCTTCTGCACCAGTCCAGATACCAGCAGCAAATTCTGCAGTCGTGATAACTAGGTTATTTCCAGATTTAGAAGCAACAGTTCCAAGACCCATCTGTCCGTACATAAGGCGAATTTCTAATTTCTTAGAAAATGAACGCATCATGTTTTCAACAACAACTTTAGTTGCTTGACCGAAAGCTTTTTCGCTTCCAACAGAACGGGAAATTGCAGCATAACCGATAGAAGTTCGTAGTACCATCTGGTAACCTTTAACGATTGCTTCCTTAGTTTTACCAGCAACAGCAGCGTTCAATGCATAAGCATCTTCATCTGGTCCAGCAAAAGTAATTCCATGCTCTTGGCCCAAAATTACTGGTTGTGAGTATTGTTTACCAATTTGTGCTTCTCGTCCAGAAAATGGAACAAGAGTCAACATTTTATAAGCTTCAGGAATCAGATTCTCCAATTTAGAAGCATAGATGACTTTAAAAAAACCATTAAGTGTCTGTAGTGTATTAGCTGTAGAACTCATATATTATTTACCTTTCAATTAGATTTTAGCGTTGTATTTAAGTTCAACCATCAATTCAACTGAAGCAGATGAAAAGTCTTGGTTTGAATCAATGTTTAAGAATAAGCGACCACCAGCAGAAACTCCTGAAGTTACAACAACAGTTCCAACAGAAGGTGTTACGTTAACTTGATAGATTTTTTCAACTTGATCGTCGAAAAGAAGACCGCAAATGCCTGTAGCATCAACAGGAGTTGTAAAAGCAATTCCTGATTCGATAGCATCAGCTTCAGCAGTTTGTCCTTGACATCGCAAAATTGCAACATCTGGAATGTCGGTTTCTAAAACTTTATTCGCAGGAGTTGCGTTAGAGTTTACTTTAACCTTAAAGATGACCGATTCATTTTTAAGGAGGTGTCCGTGAAGACTAGCTTTTTGTCTAAATTCGATAGCCATTTTATTTCCTTTTTATAGTTTGTTAAATTTGATTAATTCGTAGTTTATCCGGGCAAGTCTCTTTTACTCTAAGATACCTATCCATCCTTACGGGTAGGAAAGGGTCTACACCATATGTATAGACCAACTCACGTATAATTACATATCAATCATCCTAACTTGTTAAAATCACGTAATCTTATAAGTTCTTAAAGAAGTCCCGCATTGTCTGTTTTTTAGCCTCTTTAGGTTCACTCTTAGAAGAAGACCCAGTATCGACTATATCAGCTTTAACCGGAGCATCAGGAGTTTTAGGCCCACGTTTAGATAAACGCTTCTTTCTAAGTCTATCCAGATTCTGCTTACCAATGATATCTTCCATAATGTCTTCTGTAGAGCTGTCAAAATATGATCGTAATTCTTCTTTCCATTGTCTTTCAACAATTGGTAAGATATCGTTAACAGTTACATCATCATATCCCGCGTCAATTGCGTCCATCATAGTCTTAGCGACCATTGCGTAGACTTTAGGATTACCTTTAGGTAACTTTACCTTTGAACTCTCTAAAGCTTGACTAATTTGATTTTCAACATCAGCGGCATGTTTATTTCTAAGAGATTCCATCTGAGCTTGCTCTTGAGCTTTTTTATATTGCTCGGCATCTTTTTTATACTTTTCAAGCTCTTTAGTTAGCTTCTCTTTTTCAAGCTGTTCAGGAGATTTCTGCATCTCTTCAACTTTTCTTTGAAGACGCTTCGTTGCCATATCGTCAACATTAAGTCCAAGCTGCTCTAATACTGATTCAGGATCTTGTTGTAATTGTTGGAAAAATTGGTCTACCTGACTCTTATATCCTGTAAATTCTTTGACTCGCTTATCAAAAGCTTTAGATTTTTGGAGATGGCGTCGTAATGATTCATCGTCATTAAAATCTAGTTCTTCTTCAGTTTCTTCCCCATCAACTTTAAGCTTAAGTCTTTTTTTAAGCTCTTTAGCTTCAGCTTGACTAATCTCGCCAGCTTCTTCAGCGGCATCAATAACGTCAGCATCACCTTCAGCGGCTTCTGCTTGAATTGGCGCATTATTTTGCGGGGCAGTTGATTCAGCACTGCTTGGTGCTGGAGTTGCCTGTGGTGTAGCCGCAGGACTTGCGTTTTCTGTAGACATTTGTATAGTCTCCTTTTTGTTTTAAAACTATCCGAAGTAATTTTCGGGTAAGTAGTTATTTCTTTTTTATTTGTTCTAAATAAGCTTCAAACTTAGCTCGATTTTGTGGATCAGCAAGTCTTGGGTCCATATCAACTGGATTTCTAGCTTTAGGAACCTGCATAGGGGGCTCTTGCATTTGTTGACGAGTTATAACATCCTGTAGGGCTTGTCTTTTAGCTTTGTCTTCAGCTTGAAGTTTTTGTACTTCTTCTGTTGACATACCTCCAGTATCAATTTCACCTAACGGAGCTGAATTACCAGGTCCAAAGTATGAACCCATTTTAGCTTTAGTTGTTACATCTTGAGGAATCGCTGATTCTGGAGCGCCAGAAGAAAAAACTCCCATAATAGCATCCATTGCTGCACTTGGCATATTTTTCAACTTTTCCATTGCTTCAGCATTTCGCTGATCATATATTTCCATCATTTTTTTATCATCTAATTTATTTCGGGGCATTGTTTTTAAACCTCTTTAATAAGTCGTATTTGTCTAATTCGTTTGTTACATCAACTGGTTGGGATTCAAAAGAATCACTTGGACTAATGTATTCTTGTGTTAAATCTGGCACCACGTTTGGTACTTGAGCTGTTAAATTATTTTTAATCTTAAAATAGGGATAACCAGATGGTGGAGTTGTCGAGGGATTAAGAAATGGATATTGAGCTAATAACTTTCGCTTATCTAATGTATCCGGTCTATCCTTAAAAATGTTTCTAAGTTCTTCTGATTCCGCTATGTTAAGCTCTGGTAGTTTACCTCCAGTAAATAACTCAGCTTCCTCAAGTCTTCTTTTAGCAAGTCCAGCATTTTTTTCTTTATTACTTCTAACTAAAATTTCGCGAGCAGCACTTTCCTTATCGCCAGATTGGATATATTTAGTCAGATTAGGGCCAATTAATTTAGGAGAATTATATCGTAATGAAGTAAGTGCCGCAATCTCGTTATCGCTAAGACCGTAATCACCAAATTCTTTTTCAATAGCTCTTTGATTAATATCAATAAGTTGTTTTTTAATATCAATAGCCTGATCTTTATCCAGAATTACTTTACCGCTACGAATATCTTCAGGGTCATACCCGCTTGCTGCAAGTATTCCTCTAGTCTCAGGAGCGTCTAAATTGAACCCAAATCCTGCAGTATCAATACCTTTAATGTCTTTATACACGCCGGAATCATAACCTTCAAACTTAGCTAAAGCTTCAGTGGCCATATCTCTGGCCTGTTTTTTCTTCATTATTGCGAATTCCTCATAGCTAAATCCTGCGGATTAGAAGGAATCGGGAGAGGTTGTCCTGGAATCGGAGGTGGTTGAGCCACGCTAGGCATCCTTACATTAACACCCATTTGTGCGTCTTGAGTTGAAATTCCTCCGCCTTGTGGTGGGGCTAAATTTTCTTGAACAGCACTTTGCTCCATAGATGCTTGACTAGGTTGTTGTTCGCTTTGTGGTCCAATTGGTGAACCACCAGACGGTCCTAGCGGTTGCTGACCAATAATCTGTAATAGATTAGGATCAACTGTCTGTAGTAATAGGACGTGCTCTTGTATATGCGACATGACACGCTCAACTAGCTCAGGATTAAGACGTAATTCAGGATCAGATAATACTGCGGCATGTTCTTTAATATGGAGAGTATGTTGATCAACATAAGCTGTTACTACATCTTCACCATTCATAAGACGCTCGTTCTCACCACGAACTAAGAAAAGCTCACTCTGAGTATCTTCAGTCATAACGTCTAATTGACCGGTTTTCATAACGGTAAAATACTCTTCAGGAGTCTTTAAAAGACCCATTTGAAGCATTTGTTCTGCCATCTCAACTCGACCAGCAGCACTATTAGCTAGAGGATTACCAACATCAACGATAACTCTGTTTACAGAAGCTAAATCATCTCCTGTAAATTCCTTCATATAGCTACGATTGCGGTTACCAACAATTGTTGCCACCCGAGGAACACTAGCGAAATCTTTAAGCATATTAATAATGCCCGTGCCAGTATCTTCAATCAGCATAACGTAAGATTGTTGTAACTGAGAAATGTACTGCAATGTCATTGATTGTAAAAGAGCTAAGGCATTACCAGATCGCAGTTGTGGATCAGGTTTACCCCGAGATACAGCGTTAACTCCTGATAATGTTTCCATACCTTTTTCTAGCATTCCGACAAAATTAAAAGTTTCAGATGGAGTTGAGGTAAGCTGTAAGGCTTTAAGTTCTGCACCAGGAGCAAGTTCGATTAAATTCATGCCACCAGATACTTCGCTGATATTTACGTTAGAACCTTGAGTGGTAACTAAGTTTTGTACGGCAAAAGCTGCGTTATTAGTTAAGATTGCGGAATACATAGCGTTAAGCGCATCCTGTAAAGGAAGTAAATCAAACATATCAGTGTATGCTAGTGGAGTTCCCAAGATGTCGGCATATTTCATTTGATATACAGGAAGAGACCTGTATGGCATCGGAGTATCGAGCAGGATAATGTCGGTATCTAGGAATAGTAAGTAACGTCCATCTGGCATACTCTCACTTCGTTTATGAAAAAACTCATAAACCGGAACTAATTCAGTGGCATCTTTCATATAACTATCGATGAATACATTTTGTAGTTCTGCTACAGTTTGTAATTTCTCGATTTTATCTCGATATTCAGGATATTTAGCTGCGATGTCGAATTTATTTTTAAAACTGCGAGTAACAACCCAGTCATGGTCATCGTCTTCACGGTTTAAATCAAAAAATACGTTAAAAGGGGATAGGTTAGAAAACTCAATGTCACCCTCTCTGATGTCAATTCCTAATTCTTCGTTGAAGTCATAAACTTCGCCAGACATAGAGTTCCACTCAGCTTTAATATATCCTGAACCGAACACAACGGCGGATTCAACAGCCTTCCTTAAATACTTTTCCAAGCGTTTGTCACGCATGTAGTAATCAAGAAGTCCATTTGCTAGTTTTGTTTGAACTAAGGATTTATAATCGGTGTTAATTGCTCGGGCTTGCATTGCAGGACGTGTTGCTGTAATGATTGAGATTATTGTTCTTGCGATGTTTCGAATTTGATTCACTGTCATTTCTGACAATTCGCCTTGTTCACCACCAAAACTAATTCCATGCGCGTTTTCAAAACTATTATACGAAGCTCCGTAATATGCGAGCCACATCATTCTTAGCTTATCCAGATAGCCATTCATCCGCAAATTATCAAACCAGCTATTAGCTCGGTCCAATACAATTGATGCGGTATCTTTGGCGTCTTTTGCTGCGAAATACTTGGATTCAGACACTTTTTCCACCTTGGTTAATCAAACTTGTTAATATTTCTTTTTATTCTTAGGTACAAAAGACTTACCCCATTCCTTAAATGTCTTCTTACCTTCAGATTCAGGAATTTCATTTATAAATAGATCGTCAGGGCTAATTCCGTAGTATTTATACCCATTAGGATAGGGATTACGATTCATATCTATGTTACGAATTAGATAACATAACGCCATAACACCGTCGTAGTGACCATGAGCTTCAGAGCGTTTAAAGTCTTTCCGGGTTTTATCCCAAGATGCATGTTTTAAATGCTGAACTAGGGTTTTACATCTAGGATGAATGATTACCCGGTTTGATTGGATCAACATACGGAGTTGATTAATCTGCATGTCGCGATTATCTTTTTGTGTAGGCATAAAATAGAGCTGGTGTAGTCTATTTAAATCGTTGATGACGATTAAGTTATTATCGGACACCCTAAGTGTCGGTTTTTCTTCTTGCCCGGTACGTTTATTATACCAAAGATTTTTTTCCCGCTCTTTTATGGAATCAGCTAGTGCGTCAGTTGTCATAGTCGGGCCGTTCATGATTAGTTCATCTTCAATTACAACAACCCCATTTTGAAAATCATAAAAAGCGAACAGAACGAAAGTGTAATCTACGAACCCAATATCCATTGCAACATATTTGTCGCAAAAATCGGGACGATGCCAAGGCACAACACAATCCTGCTCATAATCATCAGTAAATTCAGGAACCACTGTGGAGTTATTATTATTCTGAATCTTACACATATATTCTGTTTGAAAAGCACTATCTTGCTCATTACCATTATACCTATCATTAAGAATTTTATTATACCTGTGTTGATCTATAATAGGTTCTTCATCCTGTTTACTAAATTCTAAAGCATCTTTAACTGTTCTAACTATTAAGGCATCTTTTATCGCAGCAACTTTCATTCTTTCAATAAACTCATGTTCAGCATTTGGTGGAGTAGTAGATGCTAGAATCATCTTTCCTCCTGTAGTGTCAGTAGTTGGGCCAATAATTGATTGAATAATATAAGTTAGATTATCACAAAATCCGGCCTCATCAATTAAGGCTAGATCACACGATCCTCCTCGTAATGATTCGGCGTTACCTCCGTCAGTTCCGGCAAGTTGAATCTGTGAACCATTAGGAAATTCTATTACGTTATCTTTACCATTAAATTTAGGTTTTATATCTTTAGGACAATCTTCAATCAGTCTATAAAAATCAACTAAAACATTTGTTCTAATCATTTTTTGTGTGGGTTGTGAAAATTTAACTAAAGCTCTAGGTTTCTTAATACAAAGCTCCATAGCTAAAATTAGAAACGTAGTGGTCTTCCCATACCTCCGGGAAGTATTAATAACGACAGTGTCATTTTTATTATTTTTAATAAAATAATACAATTCTTTTTGAGCGGTTTTTAATTTCCATTCAAGATCTCCAGCTGTCCATAATTTTTTTCTTGCCGCTAAAATTTGTTTTTCTATGGACATAACTAAGTTATTCTTTAATTGGAATAATTTTACGAGATGCTAGTTTTTTTAAATCTTCAGTGTTACTTGGTAACTTCTCATAATCAGCATCTATTGTGGTTGGACTACCTTGAGATAATCTTTTATTTTTAACCAGGAGATCGTATTTTTTAATTTCTTCAAGAGTTAGATCCCTGGACATAGCGATGATCTTTAAAGATTCTAATTGTCTAAGAGCAATCATCTCCTCGTCAGTGACATGCTGAGTAAAAGGAGTGACGTTTGGTACAACTCCAGTGAGTAGTTCTTGTAAATGCCTTATTTCTTGATCTTTTTTATCTAAGGCCAGGAGTGCTTTATTAAGCGCGTCGCCCATAGCAACAGAATCTTTTTCCATTTGTAATAAACGAATACGCAGAGTATTTAACTCCGCTTGATCTGCCATGTCTTGAATTGATACTAAATTACTATCAGAAGAACCGTTTTCCGGGCTCTTTTTGGATTTGCGCGACATTACTTGTGTCCTTCTTTAATTGAAATGCTTTGTCTAGTTTGATACCGTTAATCATGTCTCTAACTAAAGCTATTTCCTGTTTCAGAAGGTCATACTCTTCAATTTTCTTTCTAGACATCCAGCGTTTATACGCAATTAATAAGGATATCACTAGTAGAGCTATTGAATCACCAACTGAAGCACCCATTGCTATTAGCCTTATAGAGAATGCCATGAACGCCATTTCTGGTAGCCAGGCATACATTTGCTCATTAAGCTTCTGCATTATATATGCTCCCTTTATTTTTAAGAGGTATTATTTAATTGCGTTAAAGCCTTGTTGTGTGTTACACTTTATCCATATAGGATGATTGCCACTTGCAATTTACGTAATAAATCTCTATTACTAGAACTTGTTAAAAGGAGAACTTGTGGACGCAGTAAAACATATATTATTACTACCTTTTAGACTAGTGATTGAATACTGCAAGCTAATGTTTGCAAGAAATATGCCAAAGTCTAACATTTTTGCCCGAGCAGTACACTCTCCAGGAAGTGATTTCTCCTTGTTTGGCGAAGATTTAGTAGGACATTCACTGGCTGGTAAGGGTAAGGTGCTAAATTCGTATTTTACAAATGGTGCAACGAATCTTTTAAACTGTGGTCTACCTAAAAAGTATATTTATAATCCTTACGAGGATGAATTTACTAAAATGGATAGTCAATTGACTGATATTGGAGCATTAAGCTTGACTGATTTTGAAGTTAAAGAAAACGATGCTCTTTTATCACTTGAAATTGAACAAGCAATGGCTTATCATAAAGATAATGTATGGAATTTATCAACCGATGAGGCTATTTGTCTTATGTCTCTATATAAAGTGTTAGGTTCTGGGTTAGTTTATCCTCATGTTCAATATAATACACTTTTAAAGATATATTTAATTAACATTATACTAAGACCATACACTAACAACACAGCAACTAAGATTGCAATGCAGAGTTTAGCCAGAAAAACTAACCATAAACTATGGAAAGTACTGTCATGCTTGAATCCATATTAGTTTTTATATGTTTTAAAGAGAATATTACTTGTCAGGAAAATGCCAAGGCTTATTATGAGTATAAACCTGAGTTAAAAGTAGTAAAAAACAACATAGAAAAAAAAATTCGCAGCATTTCAGGGGAGAAGGTTTATAAATACCTATATCCTGTCGTAGTAACGTTGTATTTAAATCAAGAATTTACAGTGCCAATTGCAAAAAGTACGTATCTAGATACCAACAAAAACCTAGACTTTGGTAGATTAAGGTGGACATATGAGTTCTGATAAAAATGACTACGAGATTTTGATGCAAATTACAGAACTTCTTAAAGAAATAGGTTGGGACATAGCAATTCCTATGGATGAAGGTAATGAGGATGGTAAGGTTCATGGTATCATCGCAGGAAATTCACAGTTTATTGCTGAAATTTTAAAAGATTATCAATATGAGTTGTTCAGTATGGAGGAAGACGCTAATGGTAACCTTCCTGAACCGGAAAAGAAAGGGACGTTCCATTGAGCTTTTTAACTATATTTGTTATTATTATTGGATTTATCGTGTCGTTTATGTTGGGTGTTTATTGGGGATCAGAACAAATTAAATATAGAGCTTTAGCTTATATGACGCACTTCCTGAACTTTTTATCTGAAGAAGTTGGATTGGAAGAAGCTACACGGATTTCTGATAAATGGAGTAGAAAACAAGAGCGAGAAGCAAAAAAAAGTTAACATATGCCATCCATGGATCTATGCGCTGCTTTAATTTACGTTTTTTAGTTAAAGTACTTTCTTTAATAGGACTTAGTTTTGCCATTTTTTCTTTTTTTCTAGTATAATTGTTTATAGTGTCGCTGGTATTAAATCGGTATTTTTCTTAATGGCACTTAAGTCAGAATTCAGATTAGTTATTTCGGTACTTAAATCATTTACAAGTGTTTGAAATACTGACGCTAAATTTCCGCTTGCTATAGCCGTAGAAGTTAATATTACCGTATTAGTATCTGATACATTTTGAGATGATACGGCTCTAACTCCAAAGGTATATATCTGACCATTAACAAAGTAAGTTAATCCATCTCCAAGTTGAAAGACATTTCCTGTTACGACGGTTTGTTTGGTCGTTGAAACCCAATTGGAATTTACAAAAAGAGATACAGCAGATACTGATCCAAGAGCTACATACATCCTATATTCGACAGGCAACGCAGAAGTTCCTGTTGCTGCTGACCAAGTAATGGCGAATGATCCATCATTCTTTGGAGTAACTGATGAAATACCGCTAAATGTCGGAGCTGTTGTATTTGCCGTAACTGATGACGTAAATTTCTTTTGAGCACTGTTAGCTAGATATCCCATTAGAACTCCCTAATCGAAGGAAATGCTTCAGCAGTTGGTGCAGGATTTACTAGTACCCTTATTCTTGTCCCGACTGTATTTGGAATGGTCCCAAGAGAATTCCAGCTAGTGCCGCCGTTTGTTGAATACTCGAAAGCTGTCGGATTTACAGATGTATTAGCTGAGAAAATTGTTGAGCCAGTTAAATCTAGCACTCTAGCGTATAATGTAGGAACACTTGCTGAGTATGCGCTTACCAAGTAAAAAGAAGCATAACTAGGGGAAGATGTCCCTTGTGTTGAATTGTCTACATCAATAACCCAGTTGTCAGAAGATTCACCTGGTGGAAGATAAGCGTACACAATATCATTAACCTGAGCTGGTGTTTGCGTATCAAGCGAAATCACCTGATAGGTAATACAGAATTGGTAAAATGGGCCAATTGCAATGCTCGTTAAATCTTGAGATGTGTTTATTCTTGTCCAGCCATTAGGAGCAGAAGCTGTCGGAATATTAGCAGTATTAAATATTGAATCAGAAGATGTAGATGCTGATCTTATCCAGAAATTAAGATTTCCTGTAATGTCATGCAATTCCTCTATTGAAAGAATCGACTCTAGGATTGTTCCTGGAAGTTCTTGTTTAATAGGAGATATAAGAGCAGAAACTCCAAAGCCAGCCTCAGATAAAACGTCTACAGCTATAACTCCACGTTGACCAGTACTGCCACCAGAAAGAAACATCCAACCAGCTTTAAACTCTAACCCTAAAACAGTGTTTAAATATCCACCATAAATAGTAGGTAAATTTAGAGTTTCATAATACTGATTATCCGTTCCACCAAAAGACGCTGTTATGAAGTTATTCTGAAGCGGTTTAATTATAACTGAAGGTGCAGTTGCTCCCAAAAACATAAGTTGATCGATACATTCCCCGGTTCCGATTCCCCCGTATCTCCCAAACGCCGCCGTTGGTGCAACAACATCAATTCCGGTCCCTATTAAATTAGAGGTTGTTAATGATGTCCAGTTGTTTGTTCCAAAGACTAAGGAGCTTGCTGTTGTGGTTGAATTTGCTCCTGCCGAAATAACGATAGAACCCACTCCCACTGATGTAATTGTAACACCCGCTGGAATAGCTGGGCCGATTACTGACATACCAGCAGCAAGTCCAGTGGTTGACCCCATGCCTGTTACTGATGTTGAACCTAAAGTTGTGTTTCCTGTTGTGCTAAGAACAATTAGATCTGAAAGTCTTCCAAGGTATAAGTTGGACGAGGTTACAATAGATAAGCAATCTTGATTATTTAATGTTGCGTTTTGAGGAGCAGAAATTGGTCGAGCATAGTTAACTATGTTAGACTGAAGAAGAGTACCAGTAAGAGCAGGCAACATACCAGCGATAGGTGTTCTCCCTACGAACTGATTTGTACTTGTTCCAAATGCTCTTAGCATTGAAAACCCTGACAATGACTGAGTTGGTGCTGTTAAAGCTGCGCCCGTAGTTGTCGATAAGTTAAAATGGAATAGTCCGGCTACCGCATCTGAGAAAGTTACTGTCGCATTACCTGTTCCAGCGGTTCTTGTTAATGTTCCTGACGATGGTGGAGTTTGCGGATTGGTTGCTTGTGCTGGAAGTGACAAAGACCCTATAAAGCTAGTTGCACCAATAGACGCGGCTGTTACAACTGTGAAAATTAAAGTCGCTGGGCCGACTACGATTGTGTAAGTAGAGTTAGCAGAAATCCCTGATGTCAGTGCAGTACATGTAAATGTGAAAAGTCTTTGAGCGTCCCTAGTAAAGTAGACATTGGAAGTTGTTTGAAGTGTTCCTGATGCCCATGTTGCAAAAGGTGTAGGGACGTTTACTGATCCAGTTTGAAGGCATACCGGCTCACCGTTTGTACCTGAATATCCAGGCATTGTCGCACTTCGAAAATGAGCGGATGGGGATGTATTTGTGTAAGCTGACACTTGAGATGTAATTCCGTTTATGATCTGCCCGTCTACATTCGGAGTCGTTGCCATTTCCCAAACCATTGCGTTAGGCGCAGCGACTGTGTTCGCCATTGCATAGAGCTTAGTATTGACTGCCCCGCTTGCGGCCAGATAAGGGATGTCTATTCCCCACTGAGTATGGTTAAATCCGGTAGGTGAGTTTACACCATAGTAATCTGATGATTGAAGAAGATAAATTGCGTTCTGACCCGGGCCAGATGCAGGGAATAAGTTAAATCCTGCGTTGGTAAACTCAGAAACTGTACAATAAGCAACATAAACACCAGAATTTATTGCAACAGAGCCAGTTGTACTTAGAAATATTCTTATATTTGTCCCGTCTGAAGTTACCGAAAAACCTCTTGACGTAGAAGTAGTTGCTGCGGAGTTTGCAAGGTTTAATACAACCTTTCCTACATAAGAACTATCACCAGTTTCTTTATTAAAATTAAACAATGAGATTTGCGGAGCTGCTGCACTTGTAGATTGTAACACAAACAATTGATTCTGCATTGGGGCAAAATATGTATAACTTGGAGCTATTGATGCCAGAGTGTTTACATCGATAAACTTTGAGAGAGATGGCCCGATAACTTGCTTGCCGTTAAGCGTTTTCTGCCTTGCTCGACCAAGTGTTGAGGTTTTAGTTTTATCGTATGTTGTCGATATTGATGATTGCAGCCCTACTAATTTACTCTTCATTAGGTACCTTCCTGTAATTTCCATTTATGTAAGAAGGGGAGAGTATAATATTAGAATAAGCTTCCCCGTCAGTTTTAACAAGTATCTGGACGAATTGATTAAGTTCATCACTAACTTCAAATTTTGAACCGTTTTTAGGGTCTAAAGGAAAAAGCCCGCTCTGGACTTCAACCCAGTCACCTTTTTTTATGTCTATCAATTCACCGGTCGAAATAATATATTGTGCCATATTTACCTATGAATAATTTATCGATGTTAAATTTCCTGACGTATATGACAATGTTTTCGTTGTTATACCCGCCAATTCAGGTGGAAGATTTCCACTTAATACAATTGATGTCAGTAACCCTGATGTATAATTAAAAGTCTTAACTATAGAAGTAGACCCACTTGTCGTGTAGGTAATCGATGACAAAACACCACCAGAATATGACAAAGAATAAGGATATGACCGAATGTTCTTAGATACTTTTTCGAATTTGTTTAGGTCTTTTGATAGATCCGATGTGTTATCAACATTAGATAGCCCTACAGCAGCTTTATCTAACGTCTGAAATGTTTTATCACCACGATAATACTGTGATGTTGTCCCGGCAGTAATGATTGGCTCTTTACCCGCTAATCCTGGAACGGTTGGAAGATCCGCTGTGCCACTTAAATCACCAGCTAATTTAATCTTTCCTTTAATTAATGTTGTAGCGTCTGGAGTAGTTACACCACTAACAGCAGTATCAACGTATGACTTAACGGCGTTCTGTGTTGGGTAAAGTGTGTCTGATGTGCCAAGTGTTGTTGTTGTCGATTTGTTTGCAACATTTTCAGGAGTGAATCCTAATGCGTCTTGCTTACCATTCCACGTTGATTTTTCTGTATCTGTAACAAATCTGTATGATGGAGTTTGAACAATGTTTGCAGGATTTGTGGCGTCAGTATTTGGAACATTACCAAGACCAACATCAGTCTTAGTTAGTGTGTGATTCTTCCATAGCTGAGTTGCTGATTCATATTGAATGACTTGGCCATTAGTTATGCCATTGATTAGGACATTATGAAGCTCCTGAAGCTCAAAACCATTCTGAATAGTTACAATGATTTTCCCTTGTGTGGGACTTGATCTGACCACATAACCGATGAAAACTGCATGATCTGGAGCAGAGGGGCGAGTAGTTGTGACTAAACCTGGAGTTGTTGGAGATAACCATAAAAGATCGCCAGCCGTGAATCCTGATGTATTTAGGTTATCAATCTCACCATTATGAACGACTGACCCATTTGAATTGTTATTAATTACTAAGGGGGTTACCCCGAAAGTCTTTGACGAGTTTGGATCATTGTTTCCCTGAGCCAGGGAAATGTTTGGCTCATTTCCAGTCGATCCACTAATGTAAACAACACGAAAAGCTTGAATTGGAACGCCTGTGGAGTTACGACAAGTGAAAGCCACCGCCCCAGCACCAGTGTCACCCTTAGCCGCCAATAATTGCCAATATGTAGTATTTGTTGGGACGTTACCAGTAGTTGTCTGAAGGGCCACATACGATGAGCCATTATAGCTTACCGACATTCCAGGTTGATAAGTCGTGCCAGACGAAAACTCGCCCTGAAAGTTAGGGCCAGTTAAAGTTAAAGAAATCGGATCTAATAGTTTAACAATCTTAAAATCAGACATAAGTTAAACCTGCTCTATTATTCCAAACATTATTAAAGCTATCAGAAGCGTTTTTAATAGATACGCCTGACGTTAAATCAATCTTTTTTATCTGCCACTTAGGTTCATTATCTAATGCACCAAAATATGCTTGACCTATATAAAGAAGAGTAGGTGAAACCTGATCCACTCTTAAAGATCCTGAAATAGAAAGATTATCAATAGTTTGTACTGGTTCTGTAATTTTAGCATTTAAGGAACCGTCAGAGTTTATATCAAGAGTGTTAACGCCATCACTAATTGCTATATTATCACCATCAGCAGCACTGACTTCTATCTGCAGATTTCCTGTTATGTTTGTATTAATAGAACCGTCAGGATTGACAGTTAAAGGATCACCAGTATTAGCATCGACGATTGAAACATCACTGATACTGGCCGATACCGTAGCATCGACTCTAAGTCTGTTATTAGCATCATCGTAGGCTTGTTTTAAAACCTGATTAGCATCTAATTTTGTACCAATTGAACTCATATACTTAACTTGTTAACATTTGGATTATTTCATAATCCTCAGTTGGAAATTACTCTGGCGAAGGCGTCCTAGGCCCTCCCTCAAAATAATTGTTGCAACATTATAAAATCCTGGTAGACTTAAAGACTATAAGGAGAAATTTATTTGTGGTTTATACGTATTATATAGCTTCAAAACATTTTTATACTAACGGTAAATATGTTAGAATTAATAAGGTAATGGAAGCTGTCGCTCAAGGTGCAGAGTTAAGAACATATCCTAATGATCCTAGTGTTATTCCTAATCTTTTATTTTCTTGGGTTAGGGCGTCTAACACCCCGAAAGAATTGGAAAGAAGACATTTAATAGCCAATAAGAACCCTGAATATATAAAAGCTTTTTTAAAAAATAAACCTTCTAATAACGCAAATAGAGAAAATTAATGGAACGTATAAAATTTAGACAACATGCAGAACGAATCATTGAGAGACTCGGTTACTCAGGAAAAATCGACATTGCTTTTGAGAGGGAGCGACTTATGAGTCCTGCAACATTAACGCTTATATTAAACAACGGCGATATCCTGGCAGAAATCGAAACTCCTACTAAAACTAAAGTTGAGCAAATCATTAAACAATTAGAAGAGAATGGGAAACTATCTAATGAACTACGATAACAATACAACAATATATTTTGACTGGGAAGCTGGCGTTTGGATGATATCTGATGCCTATGGTAATGTTTCCGAATGGAACGGGGTTAGCTCCGACGCTAACGAATTTCCTAATGATTATCCTACCTTACCTTCAGGAACAAGGTCAGATATGGACACTTCAACTTGGGGTTGTTCGCACGATTGGGCGGTGTATGACTCAGGTTTTAAAAGATTTGAATACTGTAAAAAATGTAATACTGAGAGGTCTGTGTAAAATGAAAAACTCTGCTAATGTTATAAAATTTTGGCTGTATACAATTATAATCTGGTCCATCGTATTACTTATGTCGTTATATTGCTTTTTTGATTCAAAATTAGACAATCTAAATAATATGATTGAAGTTCATGCACAAAACGGTTATGTTAATGGTTGTATAAAACAAGGTGGAGGTAGGTACAAATGTATGGATCTATCTGCTGAGTACGTTAAGGAGATTTTTACTAAATGATGATGATGACACCAGGCAATATTTATAAGCATAAAAATGCGCGGGACATAGTTTTCTATTGTATAGCAATTAGATCAGACGGTACAGCACTTGGACATTATATGAATTGTCATTACAAAGAAATTGGCGCACGACCAGATTTATTTTATTGTACAGACGATATTTTTACTATAGACTATAAAGAAGGAGATTGGAGTTTTTATGAAAGCGCAACTGATATTTAACCTAGATGATCCAGATGATAGAGATAGCCACCAAATGGCGGTAAAAGCTAGAGACATGACCATTGCTCTGTCTGAGATTAGAATGCGGATGTTTAGGCCCAGTCGCAAGCATGGGTTCAATGACGAGTATTTAAATCAAATTAACGACGCTAATCCTGAGCTTTTTGCGAAACTTGAAACTATGTTTAACGAAATCTGTGAAGAATATGATGTAATGGAGTATACATAATGAAGATAAGCCTGGTAGAATTAGAGACCGCAATTAAGCATATTAAGGAAAACTCATTTGACATGTCCGTCTCTATCAGAGAAGATAGTAAGATGATTAAGATTGTAGTTGGGTCAAAAGCTGGCTCACTTATTGAGTATGACTTATATGATGAGGAATTAAATACCTTCGCTAAGGTAAGAGAGAGTCGGGAATTATGCCTAAAGTAAATCTATTCGAACTAATCCCCAAGTTTCTAATCTCATATTTTATTGCAACATTTGTTTTTGACGAGCTTGGCTACAGTGTTAGTAGTTTTATTATTGGCATATTAACTTGTCTATCAACACTTGCAATTATAGATTATCTATTAGCTGCTAAGGAGTCCGGCGATAATGAAAAAATTTAACCTTATCATCCTGGGATTATTCTTATTAAGTTCATGTAACGACTCATCACAACCTTTCTTAAAAGAAAAGCGATATAAGATTTATATTGTATTTGGTGAGGGAGTTGGGCTCACTTATTTATGCGATAGTTATGATTCTTATTACCTTAGAGCGTCTAACTGTGAGGATAATCAAGCACAAAAAATTCAAAGACTATTATTAGGAACACATCTAGTAGAAATAACTGACAGAGAAAAGGAACTTACACAATGAAATACATTTTAATATTATTATTAGTAGTACCAGGAATTAGTCAGGCACAATTCACCACAGGAGCTAGTGAGTCTAATAAAGAAGGCTTCCTAACACTAGGATATACCACACACAAAAACCCTAAAAATCCAGGAATTCTCAGAGGATACGGCTACGGTTTAGGGCAACTAGAGTTAGGACGGACATGGAATGTTCGGGCACAAAATTCTGGCGGATATAAACTTCACGGACTTGAGCCAAACTCCAAGGAAGGCTTCTCAACTCTAATTGGTCTTGAACCATTTAACGGATCTTTTAATGTTGGTAGCAGCAGACTAGGTAATAAGTATCATTATAATCCTGGAGCAGCGTTTGGAATTGAGCTTAACGGCAATGGGTATGCAGTGGTTGTGGTTGGAAAAATTGGCGGGAGTGTTAGTAACTTAGATGAAACTAACGGACAAGCATATACCCCTGACTATACATATACTAGAAGTTACTCAGCTTACCTTTCTGGTCCTGGAGCCATTAGTGCTGGATATAACCATTTATGGAGACGCGGGGTGGTTACTCATAGCAGTAACGTTATGCTACTAAATACAGTTAATTTTACATACCAAGACAGCATTAAAGAAAAACTATACACAGTGACGATTGATCTATGAAAAATGCATTAGAATTAAAAGCCTTACATCAAAAGAAAAAGATTACCTCGTCTAACTTTAACAAAGTCTATGATCGTATTCTTGATGCATTCTCTGATGAGCAGTCTCAAGTTGAAATTACTGATGTTATCCTGACTAAGGGTGACATAGAAACTTTAAAAGGTTTACAGTTTAAGGTTGACATAATTAAAACACATGGTATTCTTGGGACAGGACGTTCCGAGAAATACGTAATTAATTGGAGTTAATAAATGAATACAGCAGAGGCAGTTAAGCAATTAGTATCAGCACTTAAAAATGACTCAGGTTATTATTATAGTTGGCAAGCAAATATAGCCATGGCGTTTAAAGATGAAATGTCAAGAGAAGGCATTACATTCCCACAACTACATAGTGTAGCTAATAAAGCTGCTATTAATTTTCTGGATATTCTTATGAAGGATGTAAATACTGATGAAACTACTATTCTTCGGTGACAAACCATCCACAAAGAATATAGACCCTAAGATACCATTCCTTGGTACTCAGTCAGCCAAACGTCTAAACCGTTGGTTTAATATGATTGCGGCTGAGATGGCATTACTTGGTGTTGAAGTGGAATTTCATGTTAGGAACAGTCATGAACCTGA